CCCCCGTTCTACAACCTGGATGTGCTTGGCAACAAACCGCAGTCGTGGATCCAAGACATAGACATCATCGATTGGGACTTCGGTGAGTCCGAGGCCGAAGTCGTCACCATGCTTCAGATGCAAGGTTCTTTCGGTGGCAACGTGGACTTCGGCATGGATGCTGCGGTCACACCGTTTGCCACGGTCACTGACTACCACCTACTCCGCAAGTACGGTTGGCGTCCCCACGACTACAACTCGGAATTCATGGGCAATACGCACATGATGTTCTACCACGGGTTGGATGTCTTGGACCGGCTCAACTCCAAGCGCCATCGAGGTACGGTCACGATCCCCATGCGGCCAGAGCTTCGTTTGGGCTTCCCTCTGTACATCGCCCCGAAGGACCAGGTTTGGTACACGCAGGGGATCAGTCACAACATCACGTTTGGTGGTCGCGCACAGACTTCACTCACGCTGACTGCTAAACGATCGAAGTTCATCGCTCCCCGTGGGACGGCGACCCTTACCCTGCAAAGTCCAAAGGGAGGCTCCGACAGCAAGAAGGGCGATCAGGATGATGCATTCCCCATCTCCAGCCGGACGCTTTCCCAGAAGGGGAAGTTCAAGCTGAATGTTGAGAACGCTGCTTTCACGCCTCCGTCTGAAGATGCTTACCTAGAGTCGCTTGGTGCAGACAACCCTTACTCGCCTTTGATTCTGCGGCACCCTAAGACGGGTCGGCTGGTAGGCTACCCGAATGCTGTGATGGTCTACACCCGCCCGTTTTCTGCGACTCAGGCCGGGGCTGAAAAAAGAGCCGGTCGCAAAGTCGGCGGGCGGAGCACCGCAACGTCCAAACAAAGACAGAAGCGACAAGCCGAAGTATCGGCACAAGACTCCGATACGTTGTTGGCGCTCACTGACGATGAAGACAGTGCGTTGCGGGACAAGTTCCTGGCCAACCGGTACCAGTATGGTCTCAACTCGGCTGGGGTGTTTGTATATGCCCACGACAAATCCAAGGTCATTGGAGAGGCTTTGACCATCCCCTCAGCCAACGTGGACGTATCGCCTCAGGAAGTGCTTCAAGAGTTCGGCAGTGGTCTTGTGACGATCGTCAAGGGTAAGAAGGTCACCAGACCCAGGACAGCTTTGATCCGCCCTGTCAGTGATGAGCGTGGGTTTGAGGTGATCGGCCACTACCGATACGGGCGCCGGGTAGCACTGCGTGACGGGCGGCTGGTGCTAAACGGTAACCTGGACCCTGCCCAGATCAATGTGACCACCGCCCTGAGCGGGGATGTGTTCTCTACGTTGACTGCGCAGTCCCAGGGCCTCACTGCAATCTCCACAGGGGTGGAGAACCCTGCTGTGGCGATTACGTCCATGGCACCCGACGACCCGTCCATGCAGACGGCTGGTATGTTGAACCCTGACACGGGCAAACCTGAGTTCACGGATGTGGGTGACGCCTTCATTGACAACGCACCCACAAGCTCAGAAGAGCGTAGGGGCGTAGGCGTGACGGTGGAAGCGACACAGCTTTCCAGGGCTCTCACGTTGACTGAGATGGGCGTGAAGATCGGTAAGCAGCGAGCCGAAGAACCTGACTGCCCTTGCGTGGTAGGTAGAAGTGATCTGGCTTTCATGTCTGCGGGCTACAAGGTCAAGGTTCTCAACTCATCTGCTCCAGACGTATCCAAGATCATTACGGGCAACCGGGCTGCGTTTGTAGATGAGGAGAATCTATCCGGCTTGCTTCCAGACACGTCTGTTCCGATCCAAGAGGGGCGGAGCCAGGAGTTGCAGCAGACAGTAAATGTGCTGGATCAACGCTTGGTTACTCTGAACAGTCAGCTTGACACCGCCAAGGTTGAGCTTGGGAAACTGAATGCTGGCGCCAGGTCTGCACAGGCCCGCCGTGCGTTGGCTGTGGCGCAGCAGAGGGTCACGGACATCTCCAACCAGATCACCGCCACAGAGCGGGAACGGGATAGTCAGCAGAGCACTTTAGACGAGTTGGCTACGGTGCCTCAGGTCGGTGGTGGTGGTGTGATCCCAACCGGATCACATTCGGCCGTGGCAGGATTGGTGGATACGTTCCTGATCAATCTCTACAAGGCGTTGGACGGCCCTCACCAGCAGTACGAGAAAGCCATACGAGGCGACCTTATCCCGCGTGGTAAGGGCGATGATGTGGAGAACGCCCGGTTCGGTACCGATCAAGAAGAGTCGGCGTTCGCTCCACCCTTCTCGGCTCCGGGCCGGTTTCAGTTGGGTGACGGTGCAGCGGCTAGGGTCGGTGATATCAGTTCAAACGCAGAGGGTTTGGCCAAGGCGTGGAGTGACTTCAGTGGCAACCTCAAGAGGGAGGCTAAGACCACGAAGCTCACGGAGCAGATCAACAACGCAAGTGAAGGCATCGCTCGTTTGAAGTCTCAGAGGTCAACGCTTGAGCAGCAGCTTGCGTCCGATGCCGTGGTTATCGGGATCGATGTGGAGTCTGAGATCGAGCGAGTGGATCAGCGGATCGCGGATCTGGAACAGCAGCAGGCAAATGACCGCCTGAAGCTTCAGGGACTCAACTAATGGTCGGTTCAGGAGACTTCCGTTCAAAGAACGCATCGGGCTATGTTCCAGGGCAGGAGTTTGTCGATAGGGCGGCTCCGCACGGGCTCAAGCTGGACTTCATCACCCGTGTAGATGACCTGGAGATGAAGGCCGACATCCGGGTAATCACCGGGGGTGGCGACCACTACGAGGTGGACCTCACCCAGGGGATGACTGGCCCCAGGAGTTTCTGGGGTGGTGTCCCCGAAGTCGGCTCGATGGTGTGTTTGGGCTACCGACGTAAGCACAAGCAACTCCATGAAGCTGTGATCTTGGGCTACATCCCTATGGGGAACCGCAGCGGTCTTCGGTTTGACCCTCAGATTGCCAGTGACCCTTCAGAGATCACTCCAGAAGAGGCTGCGGACTACGCCCGTCTCATTGGGCCTGTTGTTCGATACAAGCGACTCAGACTCAGGTCCGGCGATGTGGGTGGTATGTCTGCGGATGGGTCTGAGTTGGCGCTCAGCAAAGATGTCCGCATGGTCAACCGAGCAGGTGACCTCTTTGAGCTACGGGATGCAGAGCGGACTTTGGTGGCCCAGTCCATCCACAGGGTGGAGAGCGAGGCCGGTGTTTTCCGGTTGTCCGGTCCGGTCCGCCGTGGGGGCTTCTGGTTGCCCCAGGACATCTTCCAAGAAGATGGGCGGACACCGAAAACCGAGGACCAGCGATTTTTTGGTGGCGATAACATCAGGCGGTTCACCAACGCAGGGCTGCTTCTCGATGCAGTGAATAACCCATCAACGCAGCCTGCGATCACCTACTCCAATGGGCGGAACGTCCACTATCCAGTCACGTCACCCGGTGTCAATTTCGAGGATGCCGATCCTCAGAGTCCGACGCAGGGAATAGGATCAGAGCCCTTCACTGAGCAGCGGCTGGAGATGGCCCACACCACCGACTTGGTGCAGGAGGTCCGGGAGGAAATCGACGGGTTCCAGATGGATCGTAGACCTATCTTCATTGAGAGGGTCTACGGCTCGATTGTAGGTAACGACACATCTTCAACGCAAGGGTTGCAGCAGTATGGCCAGCTACTGAGGCCCAAGCTGTTTGATGATTTCGAGTCCACGGGACCTGGCTCGTTTGCTCTGGAGACCGTGACCCGGACACCCACAGACGATGTGGAGACGTACACATCGGCGGGTGCCTATCTGTTCCGGATGAATCCGCCAGCCTCTCCGCCAGCTAGAGCCCTGGGCAACAGCGTGTTTGCCATGGCGGTGTCTAAGCAGGGCAAGCTGTTCGTCAACATTCCAGGGTCTCGGGTAGAGAAGTACGCCTCGTCCACGAAGAATGTGTCGGCGGAAGTCAACATGGAGGGCGCACTCAAGATGCGTCTAGGAGCGGCCAAACCCAATGGCATCGCTCTGCACCTGACCCTGGAAGGTGGTGCAGTATTCGATTTCCGGGGTGCTGCGTCCGGTGCAGGGCTCACGTTCCGAACCCATAGCTCGTACGTCATCGAGTGTGCTGGCGTACCTGATGAGAATGACATTGCCTACAGTGCGAACATCTCAGGCAACAAGCAGGAGAACACGTCTGGCGATAGCATTGAGAACATCAAGGGCGCCAAGGTTAC